GCCATAATAAAAACCACCTCCAAAGTAAGACTTGCCAAGCCTACCCCGAAAGTGGTATAATTTCATTGTTCGGACGCATTATCCACTTTGGGTAAGCTGTTCTATTTTATCCCCCTTCGGCTGCAACCGGTGGGGGATTTTTTTGTTTATAACAAGTATTTAATTTCTACTGTTACATAATAATTTGATTCTCCTGTTTCCACCTCATAAACTTCTTTATCTTTGTCTTCGTCATACTCACTATAAAGAATCTTATACTTCCCTCCGTGGATCTCTGCATCAATCTTAGCAATTCTACCGGACTTCAATAGATTTTTAACATGGGTACAACTTCCCTTTTTTATATATCCTACATGCACACTATCAATAACTACTTTAACTGCATTTGGATCAAATTTATTATCTGGTTCTTCAATTAATTCGACTGTAGATGGATTGAAGTCATAATAATAAACTTTTTCTCCCTCGTATTCTTCGTCAATAAGTTCTCTTTTTGAATACTCATAAATGGGATTTTCTTCACCCAAAGATTCAATTTCCTTTTGACGGTAAGATGTCCCCGTAACATGGTGATTTTCAGTTTTATACCGAGGAGTATTTTTCTCAAGTGAAGTGTTTATAATGGGATCAGCTTTATTTGCTAGGCTTTGCTTAGCACTTCTAGCACTTGCTAGTCCGCCTTTTATGCCCGTTTCCACTCTTTTGCTGACAACCTCATCAATTGAAATGTTTTCACAATTGAAAACGTCAGATTCATTCTTTGCAACTGTTACAGTTTTTTGTTTCTTTCCGCTTACAAAAAACGGTATTGTTATAGCTACTCCAACCACCATAAAAGCAATACCAAACGGTGGAGCCGCAAAAAGGCCGGTTATTCCAAATAAAAATATGAGTATTCCTAATATCAGTAAGATAACAAATACTGTTTTGTGCTTCTGTTTATGGGCATTATTTTTTGACATAATATCCCTCACAATTTTTCCTTTATAGTTCTGTTATATTTTCGCTATTTCTGGAAGCAATTTCATTTACCATCTTTTCAAATTGGCTTGCTCCATAATGTTTTGTTTCGCCATCATAAGGTTTAGTCAAAGCCATTTGCAAAAACGCTAAACTTTGTATCTGTCCTTCTTTGTCTTTGTAAGTAAGAATACCCACCCATTTTTTTGTAGCTTTATTTTTGGCAGAAGCCGCTCCAACAATAGCTCCTGTAACCCCAAATAAAGCGCCACCGGCTAATGCACGTAATCCAGCATTTCCTTTGTCAGATAACTTTGTTTCGTCTTCTAACATGAAACTGATAATTCGGCTATAAGGCAAGGTTATTGCGGTTTCTTCATATTGAATTTTCAACACTTGTCTTTCGGGTTCCAATGAAATTCCTACGTTTTTGCCAGCGGGGATTCTACCGATTGCCTGTAAGGTTTGCCCCAGAAAAAATGCATTAGCCTCTTTCTTAGCTTTCTTTTCTTCTTTCGACTTAAACAACCCCATAAGATGAACCTCCTCGTTTAGAAGTCTTACCGTCTAATCCATAACATTAAAAATACAATTCCGTTGCTAGATTTCCATAAGTATACAAGCAAACGGCTTTTCTCATAAATTCTTCTGTCACGTCAAAGTAATCCGCTAAATCCCATATCTCTGTATGCCCATTTGCAACAGCTTCATCAAGTTCCTCCTCTGTAATCAACTGCTTAATGGCCCATTTATTCGCTCTGTTCTCGTGCTTCTGTCTCACATCTAAAGGACTATGTACATTATAAAATGAATTAGTTTCTATATGCCCCATTTCGTGAGCTAAGCACACTTTTGCTTCTGTAGTGCTCTCGATATGATCTGTATCTAATGCAATCCACCCTTGAGGCAGAGCCAGAGATTTTGTATCACGCATAGTAAAGTAATCTATCTCTATTCCGAATTGCTCAGCAAGCTGGCAAAGACGAAAAAGTGTCATTCTTACTCCCTCTTCTGTTGCGACTTCTTAAATTTAATATAGTCTAACACGTCTTGTTTTTGTTCGTCCGTCATTTCCTTGACCTCACCGAATAAGGCGAAGTCTATTCCTTCTAGCTGCAAATCAAGCTCATCGCTTTTAGTGGTGGGCTCTTTTTTTTGCTCTGTTCCAAGTAGATATCCAACTGATACTCCAAAATATGACGCTATCTTATCTGCATTTTTCGCAGATAAACCTAATTGTCTTCCCATTTTTAAATCTGTTAATACACTGGGTTGTATGCCTGCATCTTTGCAGAGACGATATCCAGATATCCCTGCATTATCACATAATGACATAATTCTATTATACAAATCAGACATATTACAACCTCCATATTTGTGTAGCACGAACAAATATAGAATTCCGTAATAAAACACCTTGACTATTACCGAAATAGGTAGTAATATTAAAACAGGACATACGGAAATCTATAAATAATTTTTATTTGCATTTAAATTATATTACTAGTTTCCGTAAATGTCAATCGCATTATATGGGAGGTGATCGACAAGATGGCACAATTTACTGTATTTGGTAAAGATATAAAAAAGAGGCTAATTGATTTAGAGCATACACAAGTGTGGCTAATTGAACAAGTAAGACAAACAACTGGGCTCTATTTTGATGATTCTTATTTATATAAGATTCAAACCGGACAGTTAGCAACGCCAAAAATCGTCTCAGCTATCAGGGATATTTTAGAGTTGCCGGGAGACGAAAAAGAAGCGGGGTGAAATAGGTGGAAAAAACAATATGTACATATAGTAATCAGCCCCTATGTCCACAAAGCAAAGGAGCTGTTTATCAATGCGATCCTTCAAAAAACACACAATGTGAAAAAAGTTTTTGTGAGGAGTGTGGATATACAACTCATATAGAATACGCAAAAAATTTTCAACCGCTTTGTCCGCGTAATTCACTTAAAACGAGGGAAATAAAAATGAGCCAGAACAAAAATTCATTTGACCTCAACAGCGAAGTAAAAAACACTCCACATATTGTCAAGGTTGACGGTGTTCAACTGTTTAGCGCAGACTGGGTCTTTGAACAAATGCAGGCACAAAGCTGTCGGATAGACCGATCTAACAAATTTGCATTGTTGGGAATAGCTGTAGGGGTTGTCGCTGTTATTTTAGCAATATTACTTTAATTAGCGGGGTGAACGCATGAACATTTTAACAGCAATAAAAAAAGCTATAGATGAAGATTCATTTATAGCCAGAACAAGTTTAGATTTTGGAGAAGGGCGAACATTAATAAAACCAACTAATTCATCGGACTGCTGCATTGTTGTTTTTCGAAGAGACAGCGTAAAAAAACGGCAGCAAATCAAATGCTGGAATCCTACTGCCGATGACCTTTTGGCTGAGGATTGGGAAGTCATTAAGGAATGAATTTAGAAATAAAATCTGCGATGCTTAGCAATGTTTCCTTTTTTTTGATTCTCCATAGTAACAATGGCATGGTCAGATAATTCGCAGTGATAAATTGTTTGATCGGCATAATAATTGTTTAAAAATTTATTCCGTCCAAGTTCACGAAGAGTATCTTCAATATTTTCTAAACTCCAATCAGAAAAGAATGTCGAATGTATGTGTTGAGCTGAATCAAAATTTTTGGCTTTCGATTTTGAAATTCCCTGTTTGCGACGCGATAAATATTCCTTATATAAGGTGTACAAAACAGTTTTCGCATCTTTAGATAACATTTTCGATTTTTTCCTTTCATAATTAATCGGTGCTACCTCTGGTTGCAATTTGATTATAAAGAAAATAACTAGAAATAGCAATATAGGTAATTTCAAAATTACTGCATGACGAAAAGGAAGTGGGGTGAAAAATTGAGGACAAACAAAAGAAAAGCTCCTATTGGGACACAACAGGAGCAAATCGAGCATTTGGAATTCTTGACTTTTATATTATGCATTTTGGTCAACACTCTCACAGTCACTGTTTTATTGTTGTCCTATAGATTTAATAGTTTTCGTGATTTTATCATTGATATTATTTACCAGCAATCCGTTATTTTCCAAAATCTGAGTAAGATCTTGTGTTGAAAGTAAGAAGGTGATGAATAAAAAAATGAAACAACTCAAAAAATCGATTATCTGTTTTTTGTTATTGCTATTAATTCCAATTCTACTATCTGGTTGTCAAAATTCAATCACACAAGGGGAAGTAATCGAAAAAGAATTTACTCCATCACATACAGAGGTAATGTTAGTCCCACTTGTTCACAGCAACGGAAAAACATCACATACAACTCTTGTACCTTTTATCTATTCCTATTCGGATTCATGGAAGATAACAATTCAAAGCTATGATGAAGAAACCGGGGAAAATTCAACAGCAACATATCGCGTAACAGAGAACGTCTATAATTCAGTCGAAATTGGATCCGAGTTTATATACGACGAAAATATGAAACCGAGTGAACCTGAATACATTAGAGAAAGGCAATAAAACTTCTAATAAAATAGCCGCACTCAGGTGATAGAAAGGAGAAAAATACATGACACTTGAAGACCGAACACTGGTCAAAGAAATTGCTACCGAAATAAGAACCAGATTTAACTGCGAAACTCTCAATGCCAAACAGTTTTCTGAATATTTAGGCAGAGAAAGCGAATATGTTTGTGCCAAAATCAGTCAACGTAAATTGCCGGGGTTTAAAGACGGAAGAACCTATGTAATTCCAATTGATGCAATAGCTCTATGGATCGTAAGACTTTCGAAAACTAAGGATTTTCAGTAAAGGAGGACAAGCACATGAGCACAGAAATGACGGTGGCGTTTATCATTCTGGCGGTATGGAGCGCCGTATTCACAGCGGCATATATCGGCGAACGGTACCGGAACCGGAAGCTGAGGAACGCTTTAAAGAAGAAAAGGAGCCGGTACATAAGAGAGGTGAGTTATGGAAATGAAACAATCCATCTGTGACAAAGACTGCTTTCACTGCCGTTTTTCAAATTGTGTTAACCACTACGGCCCATATACTGAGGCGAAAGATATTAAAAAGGCTTTGAATGGGCAAAAGAAAAGCCGCCCTCGCGACTGGCATCACGAAAAAGCGGCAAGCAAAAATATCCTATCTATATATTAAACCAAAACAGGAGGTTTGTCAAATGGACGATAAAGAGTTAATGATCTGTCTGATGAAAAGATGTTTAGAGCTGGAGAAAGAAATCGAAAAGCAAAAGTTATCCGGAGACTATTGGTTCCGGGAATGTGAGAGGCTGAAAAATGAACAGAAGCAATGATAACGACCTCTCCCGTGCGGAATTTGAGTACCTGTACGATACCGATAACGAGGAACCGGAAACGGATAAAAGCCCGGAATACGAGGCCCTGGAGTGGCTGAAGGAGGTATATTATGCCTACCAAGAACGGTGTTGAATTTTACGCGAAAGGCAATTTAACAGAGCCGGTATTTTTCCCCAACGGCGTATTGTGCTGCAACTCCTGCTGGCTCAAAAAAAGCAAAACCACAAATAAACACCTGCGGATCATCTGCGTTCATACCTACGAATCCTTAAACGATATTGATATTTACACGCAGAGGGGAACCGACTGCCCTCTGGAAATCGAAGAGGAATTGATCAACGGAATTGAAAAATAAAAGGAGCTGTTAAACTATGGCAATTATCGCAAGAGAAAAAGGAACCGCTATTGAACCAATTACCGAGGGCGTACATACTGCTGTCTGCATCATGGTAATTGATCTCGGAGAACAGTGGAGCGAGGCTTTCCAAAAAACAAATCACAAGGTCATGATCACCTGGGAGGTTACTGACGAATCAACCACGATAGACGGCGAGGAAAAACCGAGAGTAATCAGCAAGGAATATACTCTTTCCCTTTCTCAGAAAGCAACCTTAAGGAGCCACCTGGAGGCCTGGAGAGGAAAGAAGTTTACCGATCAGGAATTGGACTGCTTCGATATGGTGAATATCCTCGGCACCAGCTGCCAGCTTCAAATTCTGCATAACGATAAGGGATACGCTAATGTGGCGGCAATCATGGCCATGCCTAAAAACATGCCGAAAGTGAAACCGAGGTCCGAAACAGTGTACTTTGATCTGTCCACACCGGAATGTCTGGCTTTCTTGGACAAGCTTCCGGAATGGGTACAGGATAAGATCAAAAAATCAGAGGATTACAAAGCTCTGATCAAAAACAATCCGCAAGCCGAGGAAGAGTTTGAAGACGAAAGCTTGCCTTTTTGAGGTGCGCTATGAACATTTTAGAATATATCCCGTTTCGGGGTGATCCGCCAATTACCAGAAAAGAACTGGAGAAAAGAACTGGCCTGAACGACAGAACTAACCGCGCTTTCATTGAAAAGGAACGAACCAGCGAAACCATCAACCCCGTTGGCGTGATCCTATCGTCAAGCCATAGCGGAGGCTACTGGGTCAGCGATTATGAACCTGAAATCAAAGAATTTAATCAGGAACTGATCAGCAGAATCAAAAAGCTGCAAAAAATCCTGATCCACAATGAGCAGTTTCTACTGTTGAAAAGCCGCATGGACAGGCGGTGATCATAAAAATGGCAGATAAAAGAATGTTTTCAAAAACAATTATTGAAAGCGATTTGTTTCTGAATATGACGCCGAAAACACAAATGCTTTACATACACTTGTCTATGCACGCCGATGATGATGGATTTGTAGGTAATCCACAAAGCGTTTTGAGAATGATAGGGGCCTCAAAATCAGATCTAAAAACACTGGAAAAATTAAATTTTGTGATAACTTTTTCAAGCGGTGTGCTGGTTGTAACGCACTGGAAGCAAAATAACACAATTCGGTCTGATAGATACCAAGAAACAAAATATTTAGAGGAGAAAGCAAAAATCCGCGAAAATCCTAGCAAAGAATACATCTTAATGGATACCAATGGTTGTCAATTGGTATCCCATACGGTACCAAAACCGGATACCCAGTATAGATTAGATAAGAATAGTATAGGTTATACCCCCCTTACCCCCCAAGGGGAAGCGGAACAGAGCGAGAGCCTAAAGGTTGAAAAGGCCAAAGGGACAGCAAAGGCTGTGAACCACTCCAAGACCTCTGTGCAGATCCGCTTTCAAAGCTTTTGGGAAGCCTATCCGAAAAAGAAGGCCAAGGGCGACGCTTTAAAAGCCTTTAACAAACTGAACCCAGACGACGGCTTAATGGAGAAAATGCTGTCCGCACTGGAATGGCAGAAAAAAAGCTTTGACTGGACCAAGGACGGAGGGCAGTATATCCCTCTCCCCGCTTCCTGGATACGGGGTATGCGCTGGGAAGACGAACCGGAAGCCGCCGTAAAAAAGGAGGGACGCCAATGGAAGATTTTAGACTGATCTATGATTTTCAGGCGGAGCGCTCCCTGATCGGCGCAATGCTGATCGCTCCCGAAAAGGTGATTCCGGAAGCTGCTTTGTCCTTATCCCCTAAATGCTTTTACCACGGCTTATGCCGTCAGGTGTATTCCACCTGTGTAGAATATTTCAAGCTGGGAAAGCCCATTGACCCCATCACCATATCAGCGGAAAGCGGAGGCTTCGACCGGCAGGAGTGCCGGGATTTCTGTCTTGCCTGCGCTTGTGATACTCCGGCAGTTTCCCATTACCTGGAATATATCAGGATCTTAAAAGAAGTCCGCATGAAAAATGAAGCGCTGGCGGCCGCTGAATCCCTAATCGATGAAATCCAAAAGGGAGAAGATATTGAACGCTGCCAGTCTATGGCTTCCAGCCTGTTAAAATGCTTTGACCACAGCGTTAAGGCCGAAGGGTTGACCGCGAAAGAGGGCTATTTGAACTTTTCGACAGACCTCGAGGAGCATAAGGAGTACATACAAACCGGTATTCCCTGGATCGACCGAAATATCTTTATCAGCCCAGGGGATTACATCGTAATCGGCGGGGGTCCGTCCTCCGGCAAAACAGCGCTGACACTTCAAATGATGCTGAATATGGCTAAAAAATACCAATGCGTATATTTTTCTCTGGAAACCTCTCCGGAAAAAATTTTCGAGCGGCTGGTTACATGCTACGCCCGGCTTGATTTTTCAAAGGTAAAACGCCGGGAGGTTGACGACGCTGACGCCGCTAAAATCACGGAAAAATACGAGAGCTTCCAGGCTTTAAAGCTGGAGGTTGTTTCGGCTGCGGGCTGGACAGCGGAGCAGATCAAGTCAAAGGCGGTACAGGCCAGGGCAGATGTGATTTTTGTGGATTATCTGACTTTAATGAAAGCCTCCGGGAAAACGCCTTACGAACGGGCAACGCAGATTTCAATGGACCTGCATACCCTGGCGCAGCAGATGGAAATCGCGGTCATTACCCTGGCACAGCTTAACCGTGCTGGGAAAGGAGACCCGGATATGACCAGCCTGAGAGAATCCGGGCAGATTGAGCAGGACGCGGACGCGATTCTTTTGATTCACTGGCCCGATCAGGAGGACAGCACCAGGGAACTGATTATCGCGAAAAACAAGGAAGGCGAAACGGGGAAAAATTTTCTCAGATTTGACGGGAAGCATCAGACCTTTTCTGAGTTTAATTTACGCCAGCCGGAATTTTAGGAGGAACAATGAAACTGTTTATCGTTATTCCTGGCAAGCCGCAGGGAAAAGCCAGGGCCAGGACATGCAAAACCGGGCACAGCTACACGCCGGAAAACACAGTGCTGTACGAAAATCTGATTAAAACTTCATTTCTGGAACGGTATGGGGCCCGGGGTAAAATCAGGACTCAGGGAAAACAAAAGCCAGCGCTGAAGATGGAGATTTACGCGGGGTTTCAGGTTCCCAAATCATTTTCCAACAAAGACAGGATCGCGGCGTTAAGCGGAGACCTTCTCCCCATAAAAAAGCCTGATTCCGATAATATCGCGAAAGTGGTTGCGGACGCTTTAAACGGGATCGCTTATGACGACGATGCTCAGATCGCCGATTTAACGGTTATCAAGCGGTACACGGAGAATCCCTGCGTAAAGGTAACCATCGAGGAGATCAGCCATGACCTTTGATGAACTTTGCGCTCTCGCCGGAAACGGGAAGCCTCTTCCCCGTTCCGCGCTTCCTTTAGAGCGAGTTGCATACCGCAGACTTGCGTGGCTGTATCATGCTTACCGGCGCGGCACTTTTTCCAAGGACGAAGCCGCTGAGGAAAAAGAAGCCCTCAGGAGAGAGTACGAGGACGCGATGAAAAAAGAGAAGGACGACCTAAAGCTTCACAAAGACATCGATCAGATCCGTGTGGCGTTCGGCGGGCAGTTCAAGGCTGTAAAAGAAAGCGGCTGCCCTGTATGCCGACGGCTCATTGAGATTTTGGACGGGAGGGATTCAGGTGAGAAAAATTAGAAAGAATAAACCACCTATAGAAGCAATCACTCAAATATCGATCTATGGAGAACGGTTTAATGCTGTGGTTTGCCCTTACTGTTTACATACCTTGTGTTTAGAAAAAGACGCGGGCAAACGCAATATTAATTCCTGCCCGGAGTGTGGACAGAAAATATCCCCGCCGCAAACAGGCGTAAGAAGGTAAGAGGAGCCGATAGAAAATGAAAAAACACATTGAGAGAAAGAAAGAAAATCGTACCAGCTTGACCCATTTTTCTTTGTTCTCTGGAATTGGAGGGCTTGATCTCGCGGCGGAAATGGCGGGATTCAAAACTCTCGGGCAATGTGAGTTAGATGATTACGCCATAAAAATATTGGAAAAACATTGGCCCAATGTTCCAAAATGGAGGGATATAAGGAATGTTACAGGATTACAAGTGTCTGGAAAAATCAGTGAGGAGATCACCGTACTCTCTGGAGGATTCCCGTGCCAACCGCATAGCGTTGCGGGAAAACGTCTCGCGTCTAGTGATGAACGTGATTTGTGGGGGGAATTCACAAGAATCATTCGCGAAATTAGACCAAAGTGGATCGTGGCGGAAAACGTACCAGGGTTATTGTCAAGTGAGCATGGAAGGTTTTTTGGACGAGTTCTGCGGGACCTGGCCCACATGGGGTATAATGCGGGATGGGGAGTGTTTTCGGCTTTCCAAGCTGGAATGGAGCACGAACGCAAAAGAATTTGTATTGTTGCCAACTCCATTAGCAACGGACGGAATGGCTTGGACAAAAGTCGGAAAAAACTGCTTGAAAACAATGAGATACATATTCTCAAAGAAAGGAAATCCGTTGAATCGCCTATTTTATTTGAATATGCTTTGCGGAAACTCCGCGGCGACGACGGCGAACTTTTACGAAATGATTATGGGGTTCCCGACGCACTGGACAGACTTAAGTGTTTAGGAAACGCCGTTGTTCCTCAACAGTTTTATCCCGTATTCCAAGCTATAGCAGACATTGAGATTCAGGGAACGGAGGGCAAAAGCAATGAGCATAAAAACTTATGACCAACTTTTCGATGCAGAAGGAAAGTATATTACCGACAGCGGATACCAAGAGATTCATGTATTGGACAAAATGTTGGCAGAAGCTGAAATTCCACATACTATGAAGCCATTTATGGACGGATTTCAAATTTGTTATCCGGTTGAATCCCCGCCTGATAGAGTAATGGACGCTATAGAACATTATGGAAGTTATGGAAGCGAATCGGATCTACTTGAAATTATGGGCCTTTTAACGCCGGAAGAGCGAGAACATGACAGCGTGCTTGGTTGTTTATCCGCAAAAGATGTTTTTAAAAGAATTGAGCGGCACTGGAGGGAAGGATAAAAAATGACATGTAAAGATTGCGTGTATTATGAGGCGTGTGTAAATTTGATGACAGATCCAAAAAGAATTGAATCGATGTCTTATGGAAATAGTGAAAAATGGCTTTGTTTTAAAGACAAATCAAAGTTTATTGAGTTGCCTTGTAAGGTTGGAAATAAAGTTTGGTTTATAAAATCTGCATTTAGTTATGTTAAACGTCCAATTTCTGCAATGGTTTGTGGAATTAAAACTTTTTCGAACAAAAGCACTTTTACTTTTATGGCATTAACAGACGAAAACAATATCAGCAGGAGTTTTATAAATCAAGATATCGGCAAAACCGTATTTCTTACCGAAGAAGAAGCTGAAAAAGCGTTGGAGGGAATAAACCATGACTGAATCAAAACCACACAAAATTTATTGCGAAGCTCTGAATAAATGGGGGGCTGAAGCTCAAACACTCATGGTTTTTGAGGAAATGTCAGAACTGCAAAAGGAGCTTTGTAAGCACGCCAGGGGCAAAGATAACCGTGAAGCTATTGCCGAAGAGATCGCGGACGTTCAAATCATGTTGGAACAAATGATGATTCTTCACGATTGTGAGGATTTAGTAGAAGTACAAAAATTCAAGAAAACACACAGATTAAAGATTCGCTTGGAACAGGAGAGTTGATGATGAATAAACAAAAAGGCTGGCCTCAATGTGAAAAATGCGACCAGTGGAAAGAAAACAAATGTAGGACGGTTAATGAGGAAGGTCTTTCACCTTGTGAGGTTATGAGCCGGAAAGCATTTAACTACTTAGCGAAACAGGAGGATTGAAAAGTGAAAAAATTTCATTGTTGTTTAGATATTGAAGGTGGAATAAAGCGCGCTAAAGATTTAAAAGGCTGTATTACAGTTGATGGGAAGATACTAACAGATGTATCAGATATCAAAAAATTCCTGAAAGAACAGCTCGCTATGGGGAGAAAAGTCCTTCCTTGCGGCGACTGCGACAATTTCGACTATCAAACCGGTTGTAAAGGACACGATGTAGAGGATAAGGAGACCCATCATGACTGAATTAAAACGGTGCCCTTTTTGCGGAGGTAAGGCTAAATATAAGAGAACTACGATAAAAACGAACGGAGTTTGGTGTGATACAGTGTGTGTCCGGTGCATCAGCTGCGATTCAAGAACGGGAAGAATTTTGTATGACGCGCGAAAACACCCCAACGGTGAAGAATACGAAGAAGCGGCGAAAGCTTGGAACAGGAGGGCTGACGATGGCGAGATACTTTAAGATTACAGAGATTGATTGCGACAGTTTTTTTCAATGTACTGGTGAAGAACTGGATTGTTCCCAATTGGTTGTACCTGTAATTGGATATGTCTTTGTTGCTGTTGACGATACCGACGAAGATGAAATCTCTGTTCCTTTAGACAGCTTTGACGAGGAGGATTGAAAATGTCTGATTACATAGAAAGGGAATTAGCATTAAGGATAATAATACAAAAGCAGAAAGAATTATGCCCGCTTGGAACATATGGCAAAAAATATGTAGATGGCTATGACCGTGAAAAATTTGACGACTGGCAAGAGATTATCGATGGAATAGAATCGGTTCCCGCCGCCGACGTTGAAGAGGTGAAGCATGGGAAGTGGAATGGTTGGCATGGAGATAAGTTGGTTGATATAGATGATAATGGCGATGATATGTATAGGCACTATCATTACAATACTTGTTCGGAGTGCGGTAGAGGAAATGCGATAAAATCAGCTTATTGCCCCAACTGTGGCGCGAAGATGGGTGCGGAGGGATAGTTATGTGTAATTACTGCCAAACTCCAATTTATATCAAAACAATTCAATATTGTAAATCTTTACTTGCTCCATTGACACCAGAACAAGAACTGAGAGATAAACTATTGGATATGACTGGGGAAGTTTATGTGAATATTCCAAAAAAGTATTGTCCATTTTGCGGCGCAAAGATGGATTTGGAGGACTAAGCTATGACAAGGGAAAAAGCGATTGAAATTCTTGAAAATGGTGCATGGTGGGATTTGCTTATCCCTATAACAACCATTGAAGGCATGAAGTCAGATATCGAATTGCATGAAGCTCTTGATATTGCTATTGCCGCTCTATACCCCGTTAGTCGGGAACAGGTTGAGAAAGTGTGGAAAGGCTGTTCTTGGTGCAGCAACGAAGGAAAAAAGCCAGAAAATTGGGAGTGCTCTCTTTTAGACGACTGTGGTTTTTCGGTTGTTGTTGGAGACGAAGTAGTTTGGACAAATGCTGAGTTTTGCCCAGTGTGCGGAAAACCGTTAACGGATAATGCTGCGGATACACTTATAAAGAGATTGGAGGCGCTGTATGAACATAATGCGTGAAGTTGCTGAATTGCAAACGGAATATCAAAGACTGATCGATGAGAAGCGACTAACTAAAAGGGAAATATGTGACCTGTGCATCCCATTCCAGGACAAATACGGCTTAAAGGATTCACAGGCGCTCAGAATTATCCGGAAAGAGATGGATTTATCTGAGATGGCGGATTTGTTAGAAGGGAGGCGCTGAAAGATGAAGAGACTGATTGATTTAGACGAACTCTTGCAATATCCACTCAGACGCGGGAGCGAACATTACGATGAGAAAAATGCTGACCCTCATTTCCTATTCGGTGTGGAATCCGTTCTGGAGTATGCACAGACATTGCCCACCCTAACCCAGCCGAACAACTGGATCAGTGTTGAGGACAGGCTGCCGGAAGATGGTAAATATTTGTGCTGTTTTTCATCTTTAGGGCTTGGCTGGTGTATAGATGTGTTATCTTATGCCTCTGATTTAAATTCAGTTGATGATTGGGATTTTTACAATGAGCATCACGGTGGTTTTTATGATCTTGATTCAGAATGTGGATACTACGAAATCAGCGGAGTTGCCTACTGGCGCCCGCTTCCAGAACCGCCTGAGGAGGATTAGTTATGTATAAGGAATTAGTTGAGAGGCTGCAAAAAATGTATACCCTTTGTGCTTGGGACGAACTAAAAGACGCCTCCGATGCTATTGAAAAGCTGCTATCAGAGAATATACAGTTGAAAAGGCGTATTGTCTTTTGGGATAAAAATACATTCGGAAAACTTCGCGCAGAGCTTGACCGCCTAAGGCATGAAAGAGATCAGGCGGTGGAGGAACTTCATCGAAATACAGACGCTGTCCCCGTAGTTAGGTGTAAGGATTGTAAGCACGAAATATCAACGGCTGATATTAGAGCCAGAACCGGTTCCTATTGGTGTAATTATAAATTACAGCCATGTGATGCAGACGACTTTTGCAGCTACGGTAAGAGGAAGGAGAATTAATATGGCTGGCTGGCAATTATTACTTTTAGGTTATTTTTTAGGCGCACCGTTAGGCTTCTTGCTTTGTTCCGTTCTGGTGGCAAGCAAAGACCCGCCCAAACCGCACACCACTTGCAAGGACTGCGTACATAGGCATAAGAAAGAGTGCCCTTTCTCCCATATCGAATGCGATGTGACAGGAGATTCTATTTTCTGGCATACTAACAAACAAGATGACTTCTACTGCAAGGAGGCTCAGGACATTGGGCTGGCCACAAAGCGGAAATAGAAAAAGCTGTAAAGGCTGTATCTATAACAGACCTCTAACTTTTGAGGGTTCCGGGCAGCAACGCTACTGCCTATATTGCTATGATACCGGTAAGCCTAGAGGCTGCCCGCCGGAGAAGTGCGATAAAAAGACTGTCAGGAGGTTGAAAAATTGACAAAAAAAGAGTTTCTAAATCAATATCTAAACGCCGAAAAAGAAATCGGAATCAAGCTTGACCAAATAGCTAGGCTCAGAGAACTATCAACAAAAATAACTCAAACTTTAACCCCTGACAAAGTAAAAAGCAATTCCGAAAACCGCCTGGAATCCTCTGTATCTAAAATTGTGGATATAGAAAGAGAGATAGGTGCTTCTATTGATCAGCTTGAAAGAACCCGCTTGCAAGTGGAAAGCGTCATTAATTCTGTCCCTAACGTGAATCAAAGAAACGTGTTGAGGTTAAGGTACATAAGCGGCATGAAATGGGAACAGATAGCTGTAAAACTAAATTATGATTATAGATGGGTACTCAGGCTTCACGGCAAGGCACTAAATAAAATAGCCATAGAAAGCCACTCTTGACTTATTGTATCATTAAACTAAAGAAATAGGCAGAGGATTATTCCCCTGCCTTTCTTGGTTTATTCTACATGAAGTTGTTGTTTTAACGCCGTTTGTAAAACGCTGGAAAAGTTAATGTGCTCTTTTTCTGCTCTGGCATTTAACCATGATGGAATCGTTAAAGTTTTCTTTACTGATCTGTTATCCGATGCTTTGCGATATTCCAGAAAATCAATATCTACCATAGATACAAAGTCATTCTCTTTACATTGAATCGAACTTGCCTCAGAAGGTTTTGGAATTTCCAGTCCATCATCTTCTTTATCAATGCCCATCATTCCAATGACATCTCTAGCCATCTCTATCGCTTCCGCCAAAGAATCCCCTTGAGTATTAGAATCAAAGTCTGGAATATAAGCCATATATCCATCACTTAGCTTAGTGAACACTACAGGGTAGACAGCTTTCATAAAAATACCTCCTTATTATAAACATATCGGCTTTGTGGGGGCTATTTCAGCCCCCGCCGTTTGATGATTGCTTGTGCTACTGGTTCTTTAATTTCTCTTTGTCGAGAAACGGGCTCACAATCTTTTCCGTTTGTATAAATATCATGGTTGCCGCCTTCTCGTTTTAACCACCACCCATTCTTTTCTAATAGTTTTATTAGGTCTCGGCGTTTCATATCCTCACCTCTTGATTATATTATACGTGTTTTATACGTATATGTCAACCCTTTTTCAAAACTTTTTTAAATATTTTTCAGCCTTTTGCCATTTGGCGGAGGGCTTTTTTGATACCCAAAAAAAGGAAGTGATTTTTATGTACTGTCCAAGAGATGGAAAGTGTGTTTTTGACGGCTACAAGACGGCGGGAAAGCATATTTGCGCCTTGCCTAGGTGTCAATATCCCCGTGAACTAAAACAGGCCTTACAGAACCGTATAGCCAATATTTTAGGACAGCCACAGGGCAGAACCAGACGGGCGCGGGAGCTTGAACTATTAAAAGAGCAAATTAGAAAGATAACTATGCAGGAGGGATAAAAGATTATGCAAGTAGAAACGATGGACGGAACCTTTTGCAAAGGCTGCCCTTATGGAAATGTAGAAATATTACAAACAGAGTATAACTATGGAAATGACTGTGAAACGATTGTATGGATTCGATGTATCCATTACGATATGTGTAAAAGGGCTTATAGGTTAGATAGAGATGTTCAACTATAAATCTACTAAATGGAAGCATAAGCAAAAAGCCATATTGCGCCGTGATGGATACATGTGCCAATGGTGCAAACGATATGGAAAGCAAGTATCAGCCACTACAGTACATCATATCAAGCACGCTGATGAATACCCTGAGTTAGCATACACAGACAGCAATCTAATCAGCTTATGCTCCGGGTGCCACAATAAGGCACACCCTGAGAAAGCGCAAAAGACAAGAGGATATTAATCATGAATGCACAAGAGTTTAAAGCACACATGCAATTGATATCAGTACAAGCCAGAGAAGATATAGAAGCCGCACACATAGAGGCTGATGATCTTCTTTGTAATCAGTTATCTGAACTTGGATACACCGAAGGAATTAAAATATTTCAAAGCATGGAAAAATATTACCGGCGTGGGTAACTTTTTCCAACTCTGAGCTTAAATTTGAAGAAAGGGTGCAGTTTATGACAAAAAGCAACTGGAAAAATTTAATAAACGAGCAGATGGCTGCACTCGGTGTGCAGAACAGCGCATATAATTCGGCAATTGAAACGCTTGCGGGTATCTTGGAGCAAAGGGATAGAACCTTTAAAGAGTTTAAAGGTTCCGGCGGTAAATCCGTGATCGAATACACGAATAAAGGCGGCTCCACCAATATGACAAAAAATCCCCTCCTAGTCTTGTGGGACGACTTAAACAAAAGCGCATTGGCGTACTGGCGCGAATTAGGTTTAACCCCCTCCAGTTATAAGAAGATGACTGGCGATACAGTTAAGAAAGAAAAGGCCGGAGGATTGGCCGCCGCTCTGGCAAGCGTTAAATTTGATTAAAGGGAAAAACTGGCCTGCTGTGCTAAAGTACGCCGAAAGCATAAGAGACGGAAAGAAAATCGCATGTATTGAATTAAAACAAGCGGTTGACAGATTCTTTTGTGACTTAGAAAACCCAGATTATTACATAGAAAGCAAGGGCCCGGAATTTTGTATTCAGATCATAGAAAAAACACTGTGCCACCAACAAGGGGAAAAGCTTGACGGGACACCGCTGCGTGGCACGCCGTTTCTTCTGGAGCCATTCCATAAATTCATTGTGTATAACCTTCTTGGTTTTAAACTGGCCGGCACTGATGTGGTTAGGTTCCATGAGGCATTGATCTTTATTCCAAGAAAAAACATCAAGACAAGCTTTGCGGCTGCCCTAGCGTGGGCGTTATCTCTTTGGTATCGTAAATCCGGTTCCAAGACCTATATCACCGCAGCCGCTTTGATGCAGTCTCTGGAGAGCTTCAATTTTTTAAATTATAACATAGACCGCATGGGAGAAAACGCTAAAAACGGAGGCACGGTCAAAGTAATCGATAATAATAATGAACATTCGCTGGAATCGTCACTCCCAGACGGTTCCTTTTTTATTCGCGCGCTGGCCGCTAACCCTGACGCGCAAGATTCTTTGAACTGCAATATCGCGATCTGTGACGAAATTCACGCTTTCAAACAGCCCAAACAATACAATCTTTTTAAAGAAGCGATGAAGGCATACACCAATAAACTGCTGATCGGCATTTCGACTGCCGGAGACAACGAGCAGGCTTTTCTTGGACAAAGACTAAAATACTGCCGGAAAATATTAGACGGCACTGTTAAAGATGAGCAATACTTTATTTTTATGTGCTGTGCCAATCCTGATGAAAACGGCGATATTGATTACACAAACCCCGCCGTCCATGAGATGGCGAATCCGGCTTACGGCGTTTCGATCAGGCCTGAAGAAATCATGAATGACAGCCTTCAGGCTCAGAACGATCCTCAGCAAAGAAAGGATTTTTTTGCGAAAAGCTTAAATGTTTACACCAACGCCCTAAAGGCATATTTCAATATAGATGAGTTTAGAAAGAGTGACCGGGCCTATAACTGGAACTTGGAACAGCTGGCAAAGCTTCCGATTGACTGGTATGGAGGAGCTGACCTTTCCAAACTGCACGACCTGACCGCAGCGGCGCTGTTCGGAAATTACAAGGGCGTTGATATCATTATAACTCATGCTTTCTTCCCTGTTGTCGCGGCTCACTTAAAAGCCGAGCAGGATAATATTCCTCTGTTTGGCTGGCAGGACGACGGCTGGCTTACCATGTGCAACTCCCCTACTGTCAACCACTCCGATGTGGTGAAATGGTTTGTGGACATGCGGAAGAAAGGATTTAAAATCAAGCAGGTGGGCCATGACCGCAAATTCTGCCGGGAATATTTCATCGGAATGAAGGAAGCGGGCTTCAAGATCATAGACCAGCCTCAATATTACTATAAAAAATCCGAAGGATTTCGGCATATAGAGCAGAGCGCCAAGAACGGCGCTCTTTTTTATTTGCACTCAGAAGCCTTCGAGTATTGTGTGGAAAACGTGTCCGCCGTCGAAAAGACGGACGACATGATCCAATACGACAAAGTACAGCCGGAACACCGCATCGATCTTTTTGACGCGTCTGTGTTCGCCTGTATTCGTTACCTAGAAAGCCTTGACAGAAGCAGGGCGGCAAAAAAATGGTGGGGTGAGACATGAGCAAAAAGAATAAAAGAAGCAGGCCGGCTCCCCGGGCTGAGCCCGCGCAGAAACGCAGTATCGCGCTGGTAACACAGAACAAATGGGAAACCCTGGAGTGCTTAGGCTACACCAGTCTGGCGCAAAACCCGGAAATCTGTACAGCTGTGGACACAATTGCCAGGCTGATCGCAAGCATGACGATTCACCTGATGGAAAACACGGACGACGGGGACGTGCGGGTAAAAAATGAGTTAAGCCGAAAGGTGGATATCAATCCGAACAATAACATGACACGTTCCAACTTTATCCACTGGATTGTGAAAACCCTTATGCTGGAGGGCAGCGGAAACGCTGTTGTTTGGCCTGAATACAAGCGCGGGATTTTACGGGATTTAAAGCCTGTTCCTCCCGCCTTTACCGCATTTGTGCCGGTGGGCCTCTGGGATTACCGGGTTGTGATCGCCGGGACGGAATACGCGCCGGATCGTATCCTTCATTTTGTTTTAAACCCGGGAAATTATTACCCGTGGAAGGGTGACGGCTATCATGTTGCTTTGGCAGATGTGGCGAATAACCTGAAACAGGCGTCCGCGACTGAAAAGGGCTTTATGTCCTCTAAGTGGAAACCGTCTATCATCGTCAAGGTTGATTCTCTAACCGACGAATTTTCGAACAAGGAAGGGCGCGCAAAGCTTCTTGCAGATTATATCGAATCGAACGAAGCGGGAGAGCCTTGGCTGATTCCAGCGGATCAATTCAGCGTGGAACAGGTTAGGCCCCTTACCCTTTCCGATTTGGCTTTAGCGGATTTCGTACAGCTGGATAAACGGACGGTGGCAGCCATTCTCGGCGTGCCGCCTTTTGTTTTAGGAATCGGAGATTTCCAGCGGGACGCATGGAATAACTTTATCAATTCCACAATCATGCCGATTGCCAAAAGTATCGAGCAGGAAATGACAAAAAAGCTTCTTTATGATCCCGCGTGGTTTTTCCGTTTTAACCCGTGGAGTTTGTATAACTATTCGATCACCGAGATGGTATCCGCCGGGGCGGAAATGGTAGACCGCATGGCGCTGCGGCGCAATGAATGGCGCAGCTGGGTAAACATGCCCCCTGATCCGGATATGAACGACCTTCTGGCGTTAGAAAATTATGTCCCTGCGGATAAGCTGGGAGATCAAAACAAGCTGAATGGAGGTGAAAACACATGACATGTGAACGCACAGCCCTAGTGAGAGACGGCGGATTTTCCACCCGCGCGGAAGACGGAAACTTATATATTGAGGGATATTTCGCCGTATTCGGAAGCGAATATAAAATGTGGGAAAACGCCATTGAAACCATTGACGAGGACGCTTTTGACGACGCTTTAAACGGCGATATCCGGGCCCTAGTAAATCATGACACCACCCTGGTACTGGGAAGAACCACAGCCGGAACGCTTTCTCTCAGAGCGGACAAGACCGGTCTATGGGGTTCCGTCACAATCAACCAGGCAGACCAGGACGCAATGAATCTTTATGAGCGCGTAAAGCGGGGAGATGTCAGCCAATGCAGCTTTGGGTTTGACATTATCGATCAAAGCACCGAGGTCATGGAAAACGGAACTACAGTCTGGAAGCTGAACAAGGTCAAATTGTATGAGGTTTCCGTAGTAACCTTTCCTGCCTATGAAGACACCTCCGTCCAGGCGCGCAAACGGGATTACGAGGAAATTCAAAAGAGAAAAAAAGAACAATGGCGGGAGGAAATGCTCCTCCGTCTGAAAGGAGAAAAAAATGGCACTGAGAATACTGATGCTGAAAAGAAGCATTGACAAGAAAAAGGAAGAACTAGAGCTGCTCCGCAGCAAGGATTCGGAATTTGAAACCCGTGAGGCAGAGCTGGAAGCCGCTATCAACGAAGCTGAAACCCCTGAACAGGAGCAGGCCGTGAGCGAAGAGGTAGAAAAATTCGACGCCGACAAAAGCGCCCACGAGGAAGCCAAAAGCGCGCTGTCCAGGGAAATTGAAGGCCTGGAGGCCGACCTGTCCGCGCTGGAGGCAGACGCCCCTAAATTAGATGAAATAAAACCAAACCAAAAGGAAAGGACTGTAAATCATATGACTGAAATCAACATTCGCAGCCTGCCCATGAATCAGCGGGCGTTTGACGCGCTTTCTATGGAGCAGAGAAAAACCATCGTGGAACGTGACGACATCAAGGACTTTTTGACGCAGCTTCGAAGCATGAAGGGACAGCAGAGAGCCATTTCCGGCGCGGAACTGACGATCCCGGTTGTATTCCTGGACCTGATTTCCGAAAACATGTACCGCTATTCCAAGCTGCTTAACCGTGTCAGGGTCCGCAATGTAACCGGTGAAGCCCGGCAGACTATTGCCGGAACTGTCCCTGAAGCTGTATGGACTGAGATGTGCGGCGCGATCAACGAGCTGTCCTTTGTGTTCAACCAGGTAACTTTGGACGGCTATAAGGTGGCTGGATTTGTACCGGTGTGCAACAGCCTTCTGGAGGATAACGACATCAACCTTGCCAGTTGGATTGTGGAAATGATCTCCGAAAGCATCGGCCTGGCAATGGACAAGGCGATTCTTTACGGCAAGGGCGCAGCAGGCAAAATGCCGCTTGGTATTGTGACCAGACTGGCACAGGCCTCTAAGCCCTCTGATTACCCCGCGAACGCCCCGGAATGGGTAGACTTACATACCTCCAATATTCTGAAAATCGGCGGTTCCAGTTCCACCGGCGCGGCGTTCTGGTCTGAATTAACCCTTGCCGCTGGAAATACCTTTACCAGATACAGCCGTGGAAATCAGTTCTGGGCTATGAACAGCAAGACTTATGCTCAATTAAAGTCTAAAGTAATTACCTTTACCGCTACCGGCGATATTGTATCCAATGTATTCGGCACTCTTCCCATCATCAACGGCGATATCGATATTCTGGAATTTATGCCTGACGGCGACATTGTAGGCGGCTACGGTGATCTTTATCTCTTGGCTATGCGCTCCGGCATGACCATTGAATCCAGCCGTGAGGTACAGTTTATCCAGGATAACACTGTCTTTAAAGGCAAGCAGCGCGCTGATGGTATGCCCGTGATTCCCGGTGCGTTCGTCGCGATCAATATCAATGATGAATCTGTAACTACCGCAATGACCTTTGCGGCCGATACCGCAAACGACGCGCAGCTTTCCGAACTGGCTGTCGGCTCTGAATCCTTAAGCCCGAGCTTTGATTCCAATGTGTATTCCTACACAGTAACGGCTTCTGGAACCAACGCAAAGGTGGAGGCCACCGCAACCCAGCCGGGCGCTCAGGTCGCTGTCGCTTATAACGGAAAGAATGTCCGTAACGGCGGCACGGTAACCTGGACTGCTGACGGGAAAGCCTATCCCTTGACGGTCACCGTGACCCAGGGCAACGCCGTGCGCGTTTATACCGTGAACGTCACTAAGGCGGCAGCAGGCTGATTTTAGGGGGGATTTCCTTGACTGACGCTGATATCTTAACCATTTTAAAAACTGATCTTATGGTATCCAGCAGCGCTCTGGACACTTACCTGCAAACGCTTATTGCGTCAGCCAAGGATTACATCTCCACCGAGGGGATAACCTTGGCTGATTCGCAAAGCGACGGAATGTTGGTTGAAATGTACGCCGCTTATTTGTACCGGCGCAGGCGTGAGGAAAATGTTCAGATGCCCAGAATGTTACGCTGGGCACTGAACAACCGCCTGTTTTCAGAAAAGGGTGCGGTAAATGGATAGCTTGATTTATCTGATTTCTCAGGCGTACAGCCAAGATGACATCGGGCAGGTAATCGCCTCAGAAAGCAAAAATGAGGTCTGGGCAAGCCTACAGTCTATCACCCGGGCTGAATGGGCGGACGCGGGCCAAAATGGATTGCAGCCCCAGTTTGTGGCGGTTACTCCTATTGTGAATTACAACGGAGAGAGTATCGCTGAAATCAACGGAAAACGCTATGGGATTTATCGCACATATTTTTCGCCGGACAGCGATTCTATTGAGCTTTATCTGGAAAGAAAGGTCGGTGTATGATGGCTAATGTGAAGATAGACGGATTAGCAGATGCCGTCATGAAGGAGTTGGCAGAGTACAATCAAGAGGTAACTGACGGGATAAAAAAGGATATTCGTACCGTAGCTAAAGAATGTGCTAAAGAAATCAAAATCAGCTCTCCCAAGGATACCGGAGAATACGCTAAAAGCTGGAGTACAAAGGTGCTTTATGAGGGTACCGATGATATTCGAATTTCAGTTCACAACAAAAAGCATTACCAGCTGACTCATCTTCTGGAATACGGGCACGAACTGAAAAGCGCAAGCGGAAAAACCTTAGGTACAGTTGGCGCAAAACCCCATATTCGCCCCGCTGAACTGAACGCGGAAAAAAAGCTGATGAAAAAAGTGAAGGTGACGGTGCGTGGTGATAACTCTTGAAAATATAAAAGAGATTCTGAAAACAAGCGGACTTCCGGTAGCTTACGGATTTTTCCCGGAAGACGCAGCTCCGGATCTTCCTATTTTGGTCTATCAGTCGGTTTATTCTAACAACTTTTCGGCAGATAACGTTGTCTATAAAAAGTTCGACCACATACAGATTGACTTGTATACAAAACTGAAAGACCCGTTAACAGAGGGCAAGGTAGAAAAGGCCTTGTCCTCTTTTTATTGGGAAAAAAGCGAGGAATACAACGATACGGAAAAAACGTATCGAATCATTTATGAAATTGAGGTGTAAAAAATGGCAGGAAAAGACAAGGTTAAATTTGGTATTAAAAATGTGCATTACGCGTTATTGACTGACGAAACCACTCCCACATTCGAAACTCCTGTTGCCATTCCAGGAGCAGTGAGTCTTTCTTTAGAGGCAAACGGAGACAGTTCCTCGTTTCACGCCGACGATATGCAGTATTTTGTCACCATCGTAAATAACGGGTATACCGGGGATTTGGAAGTGGCTTTGTTCCATTCTCAGTTTTTGGAGGATATCTTTGGTTACACAATTTCTGAAAAGGACAAGGTGGCAACGGAAAACGCGAATATCCAGCCGAAACCGTTCGCACTGTTATTTGAAGAGGAGGGCGACGTTAACGGCACTAAATATGTGCTGTATAACTGCATCTGCACCAGGCCTTCCCGTTCTCTGGCTACTACCACAGAGACCACCGAACCGCAGACCCAGACCGTCAGCGTAACAGCTTCCCCTCTGCCCGACGGAAGAACTATGTGTTATACACAAGACGAAACACCGACTGAAGTTTTGACCGCATGGTACAACGAAGTATGGCTTGAGGATACAACGGGAGGCGCAGGCTGATGGAAAAAGTAATCAAAATCGATGGAAGGGACGTGGGGTTTAAGGCTACGGCTTTGACCCCACGCCTTTATCGGCACAGAATGGGCCGGGATATTATCCAGGATTTAAACAAGCTGAAAAAAGCGTACAACAAAGCTTTGTCTCTGCCGGATACCGCCACCGATGAAGAAAAAGAGGACGCTCAGCTTTCCAGCCTGGATCTGGAAATTTTCGAGAATGTCGCTTACATCATGGCCCGCCAGTATGACGCGAATGTTCCGAATAACCCTGAGGACTGGCTTGACGAGTTTAAGACATTTTCAATCTATGAGATCCTTCCAAGCGTCCTTGAGCTTTGGGCTATGAACGAAATGCAGACCGCAAAGCCTAAAAAAAAATAGTTCCCCGGGACCGTGAAATGAACGGTTCTATTTTTATGCTCAGGTGCGCCGAGCTTGGATTATCAAAAGAGGATTTAGACGATATGACCGTCGGCATGGTTTATGATCTGACCACCGAACAGGCTAATGACAATGAGAAATATCCAATCAAAGGCGCGCCTGGCTCCATGAAACAGTTCTTTGCGGGAGGTGGAAAAATTGGCTGATAGAATAAAAGGCATCACGATAGAGATCGGCGGCGATACCACTGGGCTTTCGAAAGCGTTGTCCGGTGTAAACAAAGAGATAAAAGATACCCAGACACAGCTAAAAGATGTCAACCGTCTTCTGAAAATGGATCCTGGAAACACGGAACTGCTCAGACAAAAGTATGATCTTTTAAATAAATCAATCGACAGCACCGAAAAAAAGCTTGATACATTAAAACAAGCAGAGAAGCAGGTACAGGATCAATTCAAGCGCGGTAAAGTCAGCGAAAGCCAATACAACGCTTTAAAAAGAGAAGTGATCGCCACTGAAAATAAACTGAGCGACCTAAAATCGGAAGCTAAGCAAACGGATAATTCAATTAAAAAGATTGATGGGACGCCGTTTGAAAAATTAAAAATTGCCGCACAAGAAGCCGGAGAAAGTATCAAAGATACAGGCAAGGAAGCATCTAACTTTGGAGACTATCTAAAAGCCGGAGCGATTGTCGAGGGTTCAAAAGCAATTATATCTGGAATGAAAGATATTGCAGACGAATCCCGTGAATATATGAAAATCATGGGAAGCCTAGAAATTTCAAGCCAGGCAGCCGGATATACTGCTGAACAAACCGCGTCGAGCTATAAAACTCTTTACGGCGTTTTAGGCGATGACCAAACAGCGGCCACTACTACCGCCAACTTGCAGGCACTAGGCCTATCTCAAAGCCAGCTAGACCAAATCATCAACGGCACCATTGGCGCTTGGGCTACTTATGGGGATAGTATTCCAATCGACAGCTTATCCGAAGCGATCAATGAAACTGTAAAAACCGGAAATGTCACAGGCACATTCGCAGACGTTTTAAACTGGGCCGGCACCAGCGAGGACGAATTTAATGCAAAGCTGCAAGCGGCGAACAGCGAATCGGAGCGGGCGAATCTCGTCTTGCAGGAATTAGCCAATCAGGGATTGATGACTGCCGGACAAGCCTGGCAGGAAAATAATGAAGCCTTGTTTGAAAGCAACCAGGCTAATGCGGATTTTCAGGAAAGCATATCAAAACTGGCAGAAGTTATAATGCCGATTGTTACGGAAATCACTCAAGCTGTCACAAAAATCATTGATTTTATTTTGCAGAATAAAGACGCAGTTGTTGCAGCTTTATTAGCGATTGGAACCGGTTTGGCTGTATTCAAAATTGTTGGTATTGTTAGTTCACTTGTTACCGGATTTCAAACGTTTTTCGGGGTTATCAAGTCTGGGCAAGGTGTAATGGCGGCGTTTAATGCTGTTATGAACGCGAATCCAATCTCACTAATCATTATGGCTATTGCCGCTCTCGTAGCGGCTTTTATTTATTTATGGAACAACTGCGAGGAGTTCCGGGAGTTTTGGATTAACCTCTGGGACACCATCAGCAGCGCGTTTTCCACTGTTTGGGACGCGATTGTGAATTTCTTTACCGTTACCATACCGGACGCATGGAACAGCGTTGTTGACTTTTTCTGGCAGGGATATTACACCTGGCAAAGTATCTGGCAGAGTATCGGGGACTTTTTCAGCGGAATCTGGGACGGGATCGTCAGCTTTTTCACTGAAACCATTCCCAACGCTTGGAACAGCCTGGTGGATTTCTGCTGGCAGGGATATTACGCCTGGCAGGAGGTTTGGCAAAACGTCGGCGATTTCTTCAGCGGAATTTGGGACGGAATCGTCGGATTCTTTACAGAAACGATTCCAAACGCCTGGAACGGCTTAATGGACATTTTTAATAAGATCGGAAGCTGGTGGTCCGGTATCTGGAACGGCGTAAGAGATACATTCTCCAATGTATTTAACAGCCTTGTCAATATCGCCAAGCAGCCGATCAACGCCATTATCGGACTGATCAATGGAATTATAGACGGTCTGAACTGGATGATTGGAGGGCTTAACCAGCTTTCCTTTGATATTCCCGACTGGGTTCCCATTTTCGGCGGCAAAAAATTCGGGATTAACATTCCAACCATTGGCAAAATCCCCTATCTCGCATCCGGCGGCATATTGTCCCAAGGCTCCGCCGTAGTCGGAGAGGCTGGGCCTGAGCCCACCAACACAAATTTAGGCGGCGTCAATATCGTCGTATATGGAGCTCCCGGACAAGACGTAAGAGAGCTGGCGGACATTATCATGGACGAAATGCAGTCTGCCACCATGCGAAAGGGGGCCGTTTGGGGTTGATTAATTGGTTTATTTTCGATGGAAAAAATAGCCGCGATTACGGGATCTATATCAGCGGAAGCGGCACCTTTAATGCTCCCGAAATGGATATCACAACGGTTGAAATCCCGGGAAGGAATGGCGATCTCACGATCAGCAACAACCGGTTTCGCAATATTACCGTCGAATATCCGGCGTTTATCCGAAAACAGTTTCGTCATAACGCGGCGGCGGCAAAGCTTTGGCTTTTAAGCAAAACCGGATACTGTATTTTAACAGATACCTATCACCCTGAGTTTTTCAGAAAAGCCAGATTTACCGGCCCAATGGACTTTGACACCAGGTTTTTAAACTACTCTGCGGAATTTACGGTTTCATTCAACTGTATGCCGCAAAGGTGGCTGGTATCAGGAAGCTATCCGATGACGCTTACAGCGCCTTATTCCTTAACTAATCAATACTGCCCGGCCCTCCCTCTGATTACCGTTTACGGCAATGGAGCGGGGGCCTTAACTATTGGCGGCAATATTATTCAGATTTCAGAAATCGATGAATACGTGACCCTGGACAGCGATACCCAAAATGCCTATAAGGGAACGGCAAATAAAAACAGCACGATCAGCCTGGCATCTTTCCCGGTATTACAGCCCGGAAAAACAGGGATCAGCTGGAGCGGCGGGATCACGACGGTTGAAATTACTCCAAGGTGGTGGACTGTATGAATCCTGTTCTATACGAAAGTACGGAAAGCACATTTGAAACAAACGGTTTAGGCGTGCTGTCTGATACGATTTCCTGTCAGGTAGTTGAGGAAAGAAACGGAATCTTTGAGATCACTCTGGAATATCCGTTGACGGGAATCCATTATCAGGAAATCAAACAGCGCCGGATTATTTTTGTAAAGCCAAATCCCTATGAGGATCCCCAGCCGTTTCGGATTTATAGGATTACAAAGCCTTTATCCGGAAAAATCACTGTTTACGCGCAGCACATCAGCTATGACCTTTCCGGAGTTCCGGTTTCCCCCTTTTCCTCCAGCAGCGTAACCGGCGCGCTCTCCGGGTTAAAAACGAACGCCGCCGTAACAAATCCTTTCAGTTTTTGGACGGATAAAACATCAACCGGAGATTTTGCCGTTACCGCGCCTACGTCTACGCGGACATTGTTAGGAGGTTCAGACGGTTCTATTTTAGACGTGTTCGGCGGCGAGTATAAATTTGACCGCTGGACCGTGCGCCTTTATAACAATCGTGGTAAAAATTCCGGGGTATCAATCCGGTACGGAAAAAATCTTATGGACTTACAGCAGGACGAAAATATTTCGAATGTTGTAACCGGGATTTATCCTTATTGGCTGAGCAGTGAGGGAGAACTTACTGAGCTTCCTGAAAAAATTGTAAACGCCCCAGGCACCTATGATTTCACCAGAATTTCGGCAATCGACTTTTCCGGCGATTTTGAGGAAGCACCCACGGAAGAACAGTTGCGGGACAGAGCCAATGACTATATTTCCTCAAATAATGTGGGTGTTCCTACAGTCAGCATTACAGTGGAATTTCAGCCCTTGGAGCAAACGGAGGAATATAAGGATATCGCCTTAGGCGTATCCGCAACCGCTAAATGCGTGAAAACTACTTATGACGCGCTGAAAGACAAATACATCAGCATTGAACTGGGGGACGCTAAAACAAATATCGCGGATACCATTATCCAGCAGCAACAGGAAATCAATGAAAAGCCCAGCGTATCATTTTTAGAACAAGCTGTTATCAACGCCACGAATTGGATTACCGGAAACAAGGGCGGTTATGTAATATTCCAGCGCAACGCAGACGGACAGCCCTATGAAATTTTAATTATGGATACCCCGGACATCAACACCGCTACAAAGGTATGGCGCTGGAATAACGGCGGTCTTGGTTATTCTTCCAATGGCTATGAAGGGCCGTTCGCAACCGCTATCACTCAGGACGGCGCGATTGTTGCAAACTTTATTACAACGGGAACACTGCAAGCCAATTTGATTAAATCCGGAATTATACAAAGCCGTGACGGGCGTGCGTATTTCAATTTGGATACGGGACAAATTTCGGCGACGCAGCTGATTGCGCAATCTAACGCTTTCGGGCAATATTCAGCTTATATAGGACAGGCCTCGCTACCGTCTGGGGGTACTGTTTCCGGCTTTGTTATAACATTAAATGGAAACCCTATTGCCAATATTGTTGGATCAGATAATATATCGCAGTTAACTTTATATAATGCTCAAACTAATACTTCTTTTGTAGTAGATTTAATGGGGGGTGTTAATGAAGGGACTGTCTGGCTATCTGTAAACGGAGGTAGTGGAATATATTTAACAAAAGACGGTATTCAAATTAACAGTAAAAATGTTTCGTTGTTAGGAGACACATTAAAGTTTTTAAATGCTACAATCACCCCTGCGGATTGCTACAGCGGAAATTTTCCGGCAGGAAGCTATAGGGTCTATGTAAGCAATGGATTAATAACAGACGTGCGATATGATCCATAAGGAGGGATAAAATGATTTACAAACAAATAACGCTCAATCCCTGGGAGCCTCCTCTTGGAGAAATCCGGGTGATTCAGGAGGAAGCGGACGGCAGAGACCTTATTATTAATCTAATAGATGATAACGGCTCGCCTCTTGATTTAACCGGGAAAACGGTATCCGTGTACATACAGAAGCCGGACAACACCATGATCTATAATTCCTGCGAGGTGGAAGGAAACCAGGCGACCGTAACCCTCACCCTTCAAATGATGGCGGTATCCGGCCTTACCAAGCTGTGCGAGCTTCAAATCATTGACACAGACAACCATACCTTAAAGGTAACCCTTCCCCCTCTGCGCATTATCAAGAGCAATTATGACGGTGCGATCGAGAGCACAGACGAATTTTCCAGGCTGGCGGAAGCTCTCAACGAAGCGAACAACGCCACAGGAATCGCCAGTGAAGCCGCAGACAAGGCCAATGAAGCAGCTCAGTCAGCGAACACGGCGGCTCAGGCGGCAAATACTGCGGCACAATCTGCTAATACCGCAGCCGACGCCGCAACTACAGCAGCGGAATCCGCAAATTCACAGGCACAGGCGGCCCAGACGCAGGCGGCCTATGCGAAAACTCAAGGCGACTACGCTAAAACCCAGGGGGAAAACGCGGAAGAAATCTATAACCAGTTAAAGGACATTGACGTGGCTTCTCTCCAAGCCGATCTGGACGCGTTGGAAGCAAGCAAAGGGCAGCCTAACGGCCTTGCAACCCTAAACAGCTCCGGCAAGCTGGCTCAAATGCCGTCTGCCTCTGATGTGGGAGCGGTTTCCCAAACCATATATCAGCTGACCCCGCAAAACGGCTGGACGGCAGCCAGCGCGGCTTCCGCGTGCCATCTGATCGTAACCGGCAGACTTGCCGCGATAACCGCCCGTTTATTTGCACCTAGTACAACAATAAACAATTCAAATAATACAATATTTACATTACCAAACGGAGTTGTACCAACCGGATATATAGATGTCGTTATGACAAACGGAGGGGATATTGCCAACGCTTCAGGCTGTCAAATCGGCACCGACGGGAGAGTAGTTATGTTTTCTGGTGAACTTCCTACTACTGGACAGTATAATATCGACGCTGTGTTTTTGATTAATTAGAAAAGGAGGGTTTTATTATGGGATATATAGGTGCACTCTCACTAAACGGCGGAGAAATGCAAGGAGTATTGAAACTACAAGCAGGTCAATATGGTGGCACTGGACCTTCTGATGAAAAATATGGTTTAGACTGCCAAAACTCTAATATAATTGGCGTAAATCGTATTTTAAGTGCTGATCCTGCGGAAGCTCCAAGTGAGGGGTGGGGATTCAAAAGATCAGATGATCCAGACAAATACGATGTAATCTGGGCGGCAGATGGTAAATTATACTTTACCCCTGGTTTTAAATATAACACACCTCCTTATCCATCTAACTACACCGTTCTTCATTCCGGAGGCGGCGCGGTAAATGGACGGCTTCAGTTTACT